TTAACCGTGATATTAGTAACCTATCTAATATGGGAAGCTGGTACGACGGGGATAAAATTCGTTTTAGAGGTGGCTACCCTGAAAAAATTGGTGGTTGGAAAGTTGCAACCTTTGACCAATATGTAGGCGAAGCAACAGCCATGCATGTGTATCGTACAGACGATGGGTCAGAGATTGCAGGATTAGGTACAACTAAAAAAGTTTATGTCCGCTCTGGTACTTCACTTTATGATATTACACCTATCAGAGCTACTTTTACATCGCCTGCCACAGATAACTGCATATCTACTGTTAATACTTCAACTACAGTGACCATCACAATTGTAGGACATGGCGCAACAATCGGTGACTATGTTACTTTCTCGGGTGCGACGACTGTAGGTGGCATTGATGTTGATGGTGAATACGAAATTGTTACTGTCCCTACAGCAGATACATTTACAATTACTCACAGCACAGCGGCATCAGCAACAGCGTCAGGTGGTGGTACTTCTATCATTGCAGCATTTCAAATCAATATCGGTGCGGGCACATCAACCTATGGTTATGGTTTTGGTGCAGGTGTTTGGTCTAGAGGTACTTGGGGTTCGGGTGCTACAGTGCCTATCTACAACCCGTCTCGACAAATCTTTATGGATGACTTTAATAACGACCTTATCTTTAATGTAGGTAGTGGTAATATTTACTATTGGGTCTACAGTGCTGGGTTTGGTAATCGTGCGGTACTCATGAGTTCTTTAAGTGGTTCTATTGCTGTACCTGAACAAGTAGGTAAGCTTTTATTTGCACCAAGTGGACACCTATTAGCACTAGATTGCACAGCTTATAATGAGACAACAACTGCGGGACAGACTATATCAAGTATTACACGAAGTGGTACAACAGCAACGGTAACTACCACAACAAATCATGGATTAGCTACACGCGACTGGGTAACAATGTCTAACCAACAACCTAAAGCTTATGTAGGTAATTATCAAATAATAGTTACAAGCGATACAACGTTTACTTACACAATGGCATATGACCCAGGTTCAGATGCAACAACCGTAGGTACTTATGTTTATAATGATTACAGTGGTGGTGCTAAAGATAAGCTTCTTATTCGCTGGGCAGATGTTAATGCAGATATAGGTCCTAAACCAGAATACTGGAAACCCGAAGTGGCTAACACTGCAGGCTTCTTACGAGTCAAAGAAGGTAACGAGATTATTGCAGCTATTAATGCTAGACAAGAAACACTTGTTTGGACAAACACCGCGATAAGCACGGTGCAGTTTTTAGGTACTGCTGAAGTTTTTGGTTTACAACTTTTATCTAACTCAGTAAGTATTGCAGGGCCTAATGCTGTGACTACTGTAAATAACGTGGTCTATTGGATGGGAACCGATAACTTCTATATCTATGATGGTCGTGTTAACGTGTTGCGTTGTAACTTACGTCGCTATGTGTTTGACGATATTAATAAAGACCAATTATCTATTGTCTATGCAGGTGTTAATAAAGAGTTCAGTGAGATTATTTGGTTCTATACATCTGAAGCATCGACAACCGGTATTAACCGCTATGTTATCTACAACTATCAAGATGATATTTGGTATTATGGTCAATTAACTCGTAACACTTGGGTTGATGCAGGTATTAATGAATACCCATTAGCTACTTACAATGGCTATATTTATGAGCATGAGAACGGACACGACGATGGACAACCAGGTACGACTCCATCTAACCCAATCCCTGCATACATACAGTCATCCTTCATGGATATTAACGAGGGTGAAACCTTTATGCTCACACGTAGAGTTATTCCTGATGTAGATTTTACAGAGTCAGACACAGCTACTGCAACCGGCACTGCACTTATACCCGAGGTTACTATGACTGTTGGAGTTAGCAAGTTTCCAGGAGCAGCCACAGCGTTCACCGCAGCCAATGGTGCGTCATTAGCTAAAGACGTGGTGACTGTATCAGGTAATATTAATCAATACACTAACCAAGTATTTGTAAGAGCTCGAGGTAGACAGATGAACTTTAAGATTGAATCAGATACACTAGGTACTCAGTGGCAGTATGGCACAACGCGTGTTGATGCAAGACCTAACGGAAGGAGGGGCTAATGGCTCACATCAAACAACCTAAAGCACCTAACTTATTGATACCTTCTCGTGAATATGATGAGTATACTGCGAACCAACTTAATAATCAGTTGCGTCTATACTTTAACCAGCTTGATGAAACTCATGCTAAATCTTTAAGTTCTATTCACTCTAATACTGTTTTGCACTGGCTAGGAGATAATTAATGTCAGAATATCAAGACATAACTGGCATCAAAATAGCTCAAGCCGCCATGACGACGGTCTATGAAGTTATTTATACTTCACCTACAGATACAAGGACGTATGTTAAAGATGTCACTGTGATAAATACTACGAGCTCTACAAAAAGAATCTATGTTAATTTAGTACCCGCAGAAGCTGCAACAGGCACGGGCAATGCTATTTTTTATAATACGATGTTACCTGCTTATACCACAGTGCAGTGGACAGGGGTACAAATATTAAACCCCTTAGATACATTGGAAGTCAAGGCAGATGCTGTAGGATGTACAGTGTCAGTTAGTGGAGGTGAGGCAGTATGACAATTACAGTCTATCCACCAATACCTACACCCTATAGTATTCTTGTTTCTAGCGGTGAGTTATCTAATACCGAGGCTGTACATAAATTTGGTGCTGTAGATTCAATGAGTGTTAGTACAACAGGTACTATTTGGGATGTTGATGACACGCTTTACCCTTGGGCAAGTTTAGCATCTACACAAACTATTTATTGTATTTCAACAAGTGCATCAGATACAGGTAGTTTAGTCGTTTCAGGCCTTGATGAAAACTATGCTCCACAGACAGAAACAGTCACTCTAACAGGGACATCTGCTGTGACTACAGCAAATACTTATATTAGGGTGTTTAGAATGTATTACACTTCAGGGGCTAATGTTGGGGATATAACTGCTAGGGTTACTTCAGGCGTAGGTACTGTTGTGGCTAAAATTTATGCAAGTAATGCCCAAACTTTGATGGCTGTATATACTATTCCAGCAGGTAAAACAGGCTATTTATACCAAGGAGTTATGACAGCTCAAAGAGGCGCTGATGCTACAGGTAGTATGTTTGTTAGATACTTTGGTGAATCTTCTTTTAGAATAGGACACACTTTTGAAGTTTCAGGGGACGGCGGCGAATATTTTTATCCGTTTGCTTTTCCTGTAAAAATACCCGAGAAATCAGATATAGATGTACGAGCAACAGTTAGGTCAAATAATGGTAGATATACTGCAGCTTTTGACCTTTTACTGGTTGATAACTAAGACAAAACGGTTTATACGTAGCACATTTAATGGTATTATACAACTTATATTAATAGGAACTTATTATGCAACAACAATATCCTTACGCTAATACGGCTCAGGGCTTGGCTTCTCTTGGTAGAGGCGAAGATACTATGCTTATGCATATTACGCCTGAAGAGTTTCAAGACTTTAATAGAATGGCTCAGGCTGCTGGCTATGAACATATTCCTATTAACCCATATACAGGGCTTCCTGAGTATGGCTTTGGTAAAGCATTTAAAAAAGTTGCAAAAGCTGTATCTAAAGTTGTAAGTAGTGTAACAAAGAGCCCGATAGCTACCACATTATTATCTGCTGTTGCAGGTCCTGCTTTAGGTATATCTCCATTAATGATGGGTCTTGGTGTAGGTGGTATTACGGCTCTTTCTACTGGAGATTTAGGAAAAGGTCTTTCTGCAGGTTTAAGTGCTTATGGTGGTGCTAATCTTGGTTCGGGCATAGGTGCTTTAGGTAAAAATCTTACTTCAGCACAAGCCAATGCATATAGCTCTGGTTTAGCCACAGGTGGAGGCTGGAATCCAGCTACACAAGCAATGGCAATCAATCCTGCCGCCGTGCCTGCTACTGTAGGAACTTATGCGCCAGCGTCTTTAACAGAACATTTAGGTAATATGGCAAGCGGTGTGGGAGAAATATTTACAAGTCCAACTACTGCATGGGAAGGATTAAAACAAGCTTATGGCACTGTAGTTCCAGGAACTGAAGCTACTCCAGAAACTGTAACTGGAATAACTAGAAATGCTGCAGGTGATATTGTTCAAACAGTTTCTGCTCCAGCAGTCGAAGCCACTGCAGCATCTGTAACACCAGGCACTCCTTGGGATGTTATATCAGGCGTAGGTGGTCCAGTAGCTAATATTGGTATGTCACTGATGGAACCTGAAGTTGACCAACCGTTAACTCAAGAAGAAATAGATAAAGCTGCTGGTGTAGATTATATTGCTGGAGGTAGAACATTAAATTTTGCTACAGATGATTCAAAATTAAGACTTTATGACAATCTTCCTGATACAGGTATAGGTACTTCAACAATAGCACAAGGGCCTACTGCTTCATATTACACGCCTGAAGAATTAAAAGATTTATATGAAATGTCAAAAGGTATTAGTTATGCTAAAGAAGGTGGCATAATGAAGTTAGCTAGCGGACGATATTTAAAAGGCAATGGTGATGGAATGTCTGATGGTATAAAAGCTACTATTGAAGGTACACAAGAAGCTCGTTTATCTGATGGTGAATTTGTTGTACCTGCAGATGTTGTAAGCCACCTAGGTAATGGCTCATCTGATGCAGGTGCGGCTAAACTTTATACAATGATGGATAGAATTAGAAAAGCAAGGACAGGCAAAGAATCACAAGCACAACAAATACAACCTCAACGTTTTATGCCTGCTTAACATAAGGAACTAGATAATGGCAACCGACCCACAAATAATACAATCGACCCAGACTACGGTACCTGCGTACGCCCAGCCATATTATGAAGAGTTAATGAAACAGGCTGGTAAGCAGACCTATACTACAGATGCTTCAGGTGCAGTTACAGGTGTTAGAACTTATCAACCATATACAGCCGAGCGTGTTGCAGGATTTACACCCCAACAATTAGCGGTTCAAACAGAAGCTGCAGGATTAAAAGCCCCTACACAGTTTGGTACGGCAACTACACAATTAGGTACAATGGCAGGTATTGCAGGGCTTACAGCCCCCGCTGGTTTAACACAAGCATTTGGTTACACACCAGGAACTACAACTACAGGAACCTTTACAGCACCAGGTATAGCGGCTTCTTACATGTCGCCTTACCAACAGCAAGTTACTGATGTTGCAAAACGTGAAGCACAAAGACAAGCGGACATACAAAAAGCAGGCGCTGCTATGGGGTCTATTGGTAGAGGTACTTTTGGTGGTGGCAGACAAGCTTTGATGCAAGGAGAACAAGACAGAGCAACCCAACAGTTACTAGCTGATATTCAAGCTAAAGGCGGTCAAGCTGCATATGAACAGGCTATGCAAGCATTTCAACAAGACCAAGCAAGAGCGCTTCAAGCACAACAACAAACACAACAAGCACAACAATATGCTGCAGGACTAGGTAAAGACCTTGGTCTCGCAGGATTAACTACAGGTGTTGAAACTGCTAAAACTATTGGTCAGTTAGGCGCTACTGAACAGATTGCTAATCTTGAAAGACTTAAAGCACAAGCAGCAAGTGCAGCGGAACAAAGAGCATATCAGCAAGAAATTGATAACGTTAAATATCAAAACTTTATGGAAGCACAAGACTATCAACGTAAACTACTTGAGTATCAATCAGGTATTTTACAAGGCACCGCAGGTGCATTAGGTCAAACTCAAGTTCAATATGCGCCACCCCCAAGTTTAGCTTCACAGATTGGTGGCTTAGGTTTAGCAGGATTAGGTTTATACAATGTGATGAGTGGACAAGGAACGACTAAATAGGATATAAAAAATGCCAAATATTATTCAAATACAAGACGACTTAAAAAACTTACCTGACCAAGTATTGGTTAACTATGTTCAAAACCCTACGGGCACAATGCAAGGAATTGCAGGGTATGCTCCATCTTATCTTGTATTAGCTGAATTACAACGCAGAACTGACATGAGAAATCGTTATGTTGCTCAACAAGAACCTGAAAAAACAGTGTCTGATAAAATTGTAGAAGAAGCAACCCCAATGCAAAATGCTCAAAGACTTATGGGCGGTGTAGGAGCTCTTCCTGCAGGTAACGTAGGTGAAAACTATGGCGAAGGTATTACTGCTGAAACTTATCCTATGCCTGAAGAACCTCCAATAGAACGCATGGCAGGCGGGGGCATTGTAGCTTTTCAAGGCGGCGGTTTGAGCTTAGGTGATTTAGGTTATGATGCTATTAATTATGACCCGTTTACAGATATGCCTGTGGTTGAAGAACAAGTTGTAGAAGATGCTCCTATTGTTATACAAGGAGGCAATCCATATTACCCATATTCTTCAGATGCAGGAAATGTTCCTTATATGCCTAAATCACCTACCATACAAGAATATAAAGCAGAAGAAGAACTTGCACAAAAAGAATTTGGTATAACACCTACTAAAGAATTTTATGAAACAGAAAGAGAAGCATTAAGAAAAGAAAGAGACTCTTACCAAACAGATAGACGCGATGCAATTAATATGGGCATGATTGAAGCTGGGCTCAACATCATGGGAGGCACTTCTCAATATGCGTTTGAAAACATTGGCAAAGGTGCGGCTCCTGTTGTATCTAAAGTAGCTTCCGACCTTAAGACAATTAAAAAAGAACAAAGACTTCTTAATAAAGAATCTAGAGCTGTAGATAGACTTGAACGAGCAGAAAGAATGGGTGATGTCAAAGGCTTTAAAGAAAAACAAAAAGAAGTTAGAGCTATTCAGTTAGATTTGATGAAAAATTATGCTGATAATATAGCAAAACAAGCTGCAGCTAAATCCTCTGCTGAAAAAGGTTTGGTTAATGATGCATATCAACGAGCTTTAGATGAAATGAAAGCCCAATATGGAGAAGATGTATTAATCAGACGATTTAATGACGATGGTGCAGGTTGGCAACAAGAACTTAATACCCTTGCTCAAAAAATATTAGATGATATGAGAACAGGCAAAGTAAGTCAAAAAGTTGTTGAGCCTCTAGGTGTACCTAGGGAGGATATTGTAACAATACCAGGAAAAGGCAAATTTAAGAAATTACCCAATGGCAATTACGTGCCTGTATAGGACTCAATAATGGCCTTAGAACAAAGAGAATACACTCCTGAAGAATTAGGATTAGTACCTTCTTCTCAACCTGCTCCTTTAGAACAAAGAGAATACACTCCTGAAGAATTAGGATTATCCCCATCTACTTCAACCGCAACCGCACCAACAGCTCCTTTAAAACAAAGAGAATATACACCTGAAGAACTTGGAATATCTCCAGACGTGTCTAAAAAAGCAGAAGACGTTGGTTTCTTTGACCGTTTAGCTCAATCTTTTAAAGAAGGTATCTCATCGTTTGAAGATATTAAAGCAGGTTATGATTTAGCCCTAACAGAAGATAATAAAGATGCCGCTCAACAAATGGCTAATATTAAAGCTCAATCTGCAGCAGATGAATTAAGTCGGATTCCAACGTTAACAGCAAGAGATATTCAACGTATCGCAGAAGAAAAAGGTTTAATTTCTGCAGGTACTCAAATACCTTCATATCTACTAGAACAAATTGCTAAGTCCGGTCCTCAAATGGCAGTGCCTATTTTAGTATCTCTAGGAGTAGGAGCTATATCAGGGCCTCTTGCGCCTTTCACTGCTCCTATTGCAGGTATCATTACTTATGGTGCTCAGCAGTTTGGTAACTTTATGAACACTCAAGGGCTAGTAAAATCTGCTCCTGAAGAACTTGATGCAGGTCAAGCTTTGAAATGGGCCACTATTACAGCTCCTATTGGTTTTGCAATGGATAGATTTACTTTAGGAATTACATCTGCCCCTAAAAAAGAAATAGCTCAAGAAGTTGCAGAAGAATTAGCTAAACGTGGTGTCATTAAAACTGTAGGAGGACAAGCTACTAAAGGAGCTACCAAAGGTTTTATTGCAGAAGCACCTACCGAAGTATTAGAAACATGGGCAGAACTACATCAAGCAGGTGCTGATACCAGTAGTGATGATGCATACGAAGCTTATTTTGAAGCATTCTGGTCTGCAGGTGCAGTAGGTGGTGGTCTTGGTGGTGCGGCAGGCGCGTACCGAGGATATAAAGACTTCAAAGAAGCTCAACTTGTATCAACACAACCTGTAGATAGCGATGAAGTGGATACTAATGAAAAAGTTACAGAAACTAGAAATCAAAAAATTAATGAAATATTAGGCGAACAAAAAGCAGAAGTTAGATTACAAGAAGCAAAAGAAATATCTAAAGCTGACATTAAGGTCATTGATAATAATGTGCTTAAAAAATTAGGTATTAATCCGCGAAGTACTCCAGCAAAAACTTTACTTGATTTAGACCTAACAAACCCCGATAATATAGAAATAGCAAAAAATGTTTTAGATAAAGAAAATCTAAAAATTAAAACCAATGAAAAAGCGGTTGATAATTTTAGAAGAAAACTAAATAAACTTGAAAAGAAATTAGCACAGGAGAAAGTTGATGCAGATGAGCCCCCTAAGCGACCAAGACCTGGAGCTCGCGCTAAAGTATCTGAGCAACCCGACACCGACATTACCACCACAACTCAAGAAACTAACAGAGACACAATGGACGTTTCTCGCACAGGTCTTGGAGGACTTGATGATACAAAGAGAAGAGGCAGTGCTCCATTAACATTCCAAGGTAAAACTGTACCTAAACCACTTATTACTTTATATAACAACTTTAAACAAGCCTACGCTACTGCTGATACGCCAGCTAAAAAAACAGCTGCTGATAATCAACAGAAAAAACTTCTTACTTCAGTTAATACTTTTTTAGGTAAAAATAATACTCCAGAAAATCAAGCAGAACTAGTAAGAACATTAGAAAATGTAGGAGTCCAAGAAGCCACGCAACCTCAAACTGCAAAACAAAGAGCTTTAAATAAAAAAGCAAAAAAAGAATCTACTGCTCAAACAATATTAGATGAACAAATTGATAAAGAAGTTAATGATATTGAGACAGAATTAGACCCTATCAAAAAAGCAGAAAAAGAGGCAAAATTAGCAGGTGAATTTGATGCAGATACTATTTATGATGAGGTGCTAGACCAAGAAATAGATTTAGGTGGTAAGCTCCCAGCTACACGAGCAGGTAAAAGAAGCCAACGACCTATTATTCAAGATTTACAAAAAGATAAAACATTAGGTCAAGTACTTACAAAACTTAAAGGTAAATTTAGAGATTCATTAAATGATGCTCAAAGTATATTACTAGATAAATTATCTATTCTTCCTAATATAAATAAAACAAAGTTCCAAGTTCAAGCTAATATGGAACAAACAAGAGATGATAGAAGACCCTCAGGTCAAACAGACCAATATGGTTTATATACTACTACCATGGATACAGTTCAAGTATCTGATAAAGCCGATGTAGAAACTATACTACATGAGACAACACACGCAGCTACAGCAAATGAACTTAGAAAACACGTACGCAACGGTAAAGGAGTAACCACTTTAGGAAGGCGTATTGTTCAATTATTTGATACTGCAAAAGCTGCAGATACTGATGGTAGATTTGAAACAGAACTTAGTAATGTAGATGAGTTTGTATCAGAAGCATTCAACAATGATAATTTCCAAAGATTTTTAGCTAGTGTTCCAAGCCCAGAGGCGACTCCTCAGCGACCTACAACTATATGGTCAGACTTTGTTGAAGCAGTAAAAACTATGCTAGGTCTAGGAGATATAAGTGGTACAGTTTTAAATGATGTTATTGCTATTGCTCCTGATTTATTCAAAGGTCCTAACTTAGAAGAACAACAATCAGCTCCTCCAAAACTTTTACCAAGACGTATAAATAGACAAAGAGAACAAGAACTAGATGATAAACTAGAGCGAACTAAAACAGCTAGAGAAATAGAAAAAGAAGAAGAGGCTAAAAGAGAACCTATTGAGCCTAATAAATCTCAAGTTTCTATATCAGACAAAATTGCAACTACTGTATTTTCTTTCGATGCTGCCTTAGATAATAAAATAAGAGCTGAACTTAAAAAAGTAATGAAAGAAGGCAATATAACATGGGATGATGTAGCAAAAATTCTTAATGATATTTCGGCTTCTCAAGCATTACATGCAGAGGAAGTATCTCAACAGTTTTTACAGTTTGGTGAGATTGTTTATAACGAAGATTTAGGCAAATTTGAAGTAGTAGCATCTAGAGAAGCGCCCAGCTTCAAAAAGATTATGACTAGCTTAAAATCTATTGCCGACAATAATGGCATATCACTAGACAAAATGCGTAAGATTGCAACTAAAGCATTTGTAGCATTACGAGCTAAAAATCTACAACAAAAAAATACACAATTAGAACTACAGGCAAGACAATTAGTTCAGCAAGGTAAAACAGCAGAAGCTAGAAAATTATTACAAGAAAATTATGTGCTTGTAGACATGACTGAAGACCAAATTAATGAAGCATTAGAATTTTTTGAAGAATTTCCAGAGCTCAATGATATTCATGACATGTGGATTGAAACTAAAAATAATGCAATAAACTTCTTAGTATTTAATGAAGTAATGTCTCAAGAACAAGCAGATGAATTTATGAATGTTGTAGATACAGAAGGTGAACCTGATGATACTTATGTTCCTTTCTATCGGGAAGAAGGCCCTGAACCTGTACAGTATCAGCGTGGTTTAGGAGACCGAGGCAAATTTTATAAGATTAAAGGGTCTTATGAGCCTGTAGCTGATGTATTTGAAAACATGGATAAGTGGATACGTAAGAGTATCAAACAAGGTATTTTAAATAGAGCTGCAATTAATAAGATTGATGCAACCATAGCACTGCCTAACTCTGAATCCATGATTAAAGAAGTTGCTACAAGAGGCCCTAATACAGTTGCTATAAGCAGAGTTAATCCTGAAACAGGAAAACAAAAACTTACTTACTATGAATTTTCAGACCCTTATTATGCAGCAGCTATCGGTGGTATTGAAACTATTACTATAGATGGTATTAAATGGTTAGCTAGTGCATCGAACTTATTACGTCAGAATATTGTGTTATATCCATTATTCTCATTGGCTCAATTACCTCAAGATTCAGTATCAGCTATGTTTTCTTCTGGAGTTAAATACCCCTTCATGATTCCTTTAAGAGTTATGGCTCAGTTCCCGCTTACCTTACTTGGACTAAGTAGAACCCATAATAGACTGAAAAAAGTAGGTGCTGTAGGAGGCTTTGGTTCTTATCTTCAAGGCGAATCTCAAGCAGAAAGAGATATTCAAAAACCAGGTTGGTTTAATAAAATGAGAAGAAGTGTTGCAAAAATTCCGGGTTTAAGTATGACTAACCCAATTAAAGCAGGGGATTTAAACTTATCTGTATCTGGTCTTTTAAATAGAATAGCAATGGCATCAGACAATGCTGTGCGCCAAGCAGTTTATGACCAGACTATGATGGAAACTGGTGATGCTCGTTTAGCTATTGAAAGAGCTTTTGAAATTATTAACTTTAAACGAGCAGGGTCTAATAAATATGTAACGGCGGCTAGACAATATATCCCATTTTTTGGCGCGGCATTACAAGCTTTATCTGTACAAGGTAGAGTTCTCACTGCAAAAGGAATTGCTCCTCAAACTAGAGCACAAGGGATTGCTAATTTTTTAAGAGCTTGGGCATCATTAGCAGGACTAACCTTACTATATAATGCATTAATGAGCGATGATGAAGAGTTTAAAAAACTAGACCCATCAGTTAGAGATAGAAGACTTTTATTTGGTAATGGTTATCACATCACATTACGACCTGATATATTTACCTACTTAGGTAAAATAATGCCTGAACATGTAATTCAAAATATGGTATATGAATCTGAAGATAATCAAAAATTCTGGGATGCCTTAAAACGTAATGCAGCAGATATAATTAGTATGAATGTTCTTCCTCAACTATTAAGACCTGGAGCAGAACTATTTTATAATTATAGCCCTGTTACAGGTAGACCTATTGTACCGCAGTCTTTACAAGATGAACCTATATCTCAACAATATACAGCTTCTACAACAGAATTTGGAAAGTTAATTGGCCAACTAACAAACATACCTCCTCCAGCAGTCGATTATTTTTTCAGACAATATTTTGGTTACACAGGCGGTTTAGTTATGATGTTTGCAAGCTCTATGATAGAAGATGCAGATATTTTTAAATATGATATGCCTACTAAATCCGAAAGAGATTTATTAGCTAGTATTCCAGGGATGAGTGCATTTATTTCTAAAGAATATGGTAATAGATATACATCTGATTATTACGAATTAAAAGCTGAAGTTGATAAAGCCTATAAACAATTTCAAAGTTTAGATAAATATGGATTTGATATTAAGAAAGCCAAAGAATATTACCAAGAGAATAAAAAATTAATTGATACTAAAGACGATATATCTACTTTACAAAAAGATTTAACAGCAATACGACAACGAAGAAAAGAAATTCTTCAAACGCCTAGAACTAAAATGTCTGCCGATGAAAAAAAGGCTGAATTAGATAGCTTAAAAAATATAGAAAACACAACTTTAGGTCGAATCTTAGAAATAAGAAAACGAGTATACGGTACAAGAGCTTTTGCTGAAGACTAAGCAATCCTCCAAACCCTAACGCCTAGATAGTCTTCTTTAGTTGTAACAAAAGTCTTAACTCGAATACCTGCACGTTTCGCGCCTGACTCTGCAGCATAAATCATTTGAGCTGTTTTAAGGGTAGGAATAAAGAAACTATCCCCTATTGCCATACCCTGAAACGGAAACAACCACTCTACTTCCTCATATAGACTCAGTCTCAATCTCCTTAGAAATAATATTATCTACTACGTCTGGAGGTAAAGTATTCATATCTATAATGTAAGATTGAACATTAAATTCATCTAGACCCGGCTTCCAACCCGCGGCTAACTTCTTACGTTTCTCAATAACACCAATGTTTTCCTCTTGTAATTGGAACACAAACTGCTTAGGGGACACGCCTTTATCTTCCACTAAGAATTTTCTAAATGCAGGCTTACTTAAACAAAGCTCTCTAGCATCGTTATCTACTCTAATTAGTAATGCATTGTGAGGAGTTAGTGGGTGTTTTTCTTCATGCACTAAAAGCACTGACCCTAGATTTTGTTGTACAAATTCATTAATGGTAGATACATAATTAATCTGCTCTGTTTTATGTACATTGTCGCGTATATCTATTAATTCAGCTACAACATTTCTATAGATTCTATCTAAATCATAGTGAAGAATATCATATTTGTCTGCTACTTCTCCTGCAACCATAGTAGTAGCAACTAAACTTTCATAGAAGCGGTATGCAGTATCATCACCAAAATCTTTCTTAAACTTGTTTGCCCAATAATCTAAACGTTTATCAATAGCTTCTTTACCTTCTATATATAGCCCTTTAACAAATTCAGGGCCTGCCCAACCATGATTACTAAGTAGCGGGTGAAACATTACTCTGCCTTGAGATGGGTCATCTTTTAATAGCTTAGGTTTTTTCATAAAGAACTCAATGAGTCTAGCCATCTCCCCTACAGCGTTTTGTTTAGATGAATATATCTTATCTACAATAGAATGGTTAGTTGTAAAAATGCCTATCAAAGATGCAGAGTTTTCATGTGTTCTTTCAGCATTGGTTGATGCTTGCATACGGAGTTTAGCTTTACCTTGTGAAATCCAGTGAATGATGCGTCCAAGGTCTTGCCCTTTGACAGCCCCAACCTCATCTAGTCCATACGGTAAATTATGCAAAGATAAGAACCGCCCCATAACAGCTAGTGGTGTTGTCTCTAACACTGACATATCTTTAGGCATACCCCACATACTGAGGGCGGCGTATAGTGAACCTGTTTTACCTACACCTGAATCACCTACTAAAGATAAAGTCACTCCTGATGTTGGCGTATAGTTCATAAGTACAGAACTTAATCCTGTTAAAGCTACAAAAGCATGAAGTTCAAACCCTTCAATGTTTAGTTTACCCACTAACTCTTTCCATGTATCGTATGAACCTGCTCGATAAACATGCCTTGATGTCTCTTTTATAGTATCTATTAACGCACTAGGGACTTCACTGCCGTCAGACTTAATTTCTACATTACCTGCAACAAACGCATCATGAGTATATGTCCAACCCATCTGAGTATGTAGTTGTTGAGCGGTCTCAGCAGCTTGAGCAATGCCCCCTGCAAAGATTAAATAGTCCATAATTTCCTTCCATTGATTAGTTTTAGCATCAAATAATACTCCGTGTTTAGCAATTAACTTTCTTAGTTCAGTACCATCATATAAAGTACTAAATGGTACATAAAATTCAGCGGGTGTATCGTGGGGCGTATCATATTTCATTAGTAAGCAATAACCGTCTTTGCTACTATATACCCGTTTAAGAGGGTAAAAATCATACGCACAGATAGCCCTTTCTTTTTGTTCTACCAACTGTCCACTCTCGTCATACACAGGTTTAGGTTTACGATAGATACCCCCGTTCTGACCTCTGTAATAGCCTTCTATAGCATATTCTGGAGGTAGCCCTACAAGACTGGTAGTTACCGTCGGCATGCCGTTTAATGCTGTTGAGACTTCTGAACGAATAAAATTTTTGGTAGGAATAGAAGGTACAAACACTTTGCCTAAACTTAGTGGGTTTGTTATTTTATTATAGTGTGTACAACCTTCACAAATACCAGGGTTAAGATTATCAAAAACTTTACATGATTGGGGCATACCTTGAGTTTGATTTGCTTTTCTCTCTGTAGCTTCTTTGTTATAACCTTTGTAATCTTGCGATAGAGCATGAATGTATTTGTCCCTATCTTCACAATGTTGAGCGATAGATAACGCAGCATACCATAAAGGCTCAGGTAGATTCGCTCGGTTACGAATACAATAACGTATCTGTAGACATCCTTCGTTTGATGATTCGTCTAAGCTTTTGTTAGCAATCGTTTCAAACTTTGATTTATAGTTATTTAACCCACTTGCTACCATAGATGTTTCAGTAAGCTTAGTGTCCTTAAGTATCTCTTCAAACGATTTCTCTACTTGCCCCAACATATTTTGAAACATACGATACTGATATTTCATAGGAGCAACTTCAATAACTTTAGTAGGAGTAGGAGGATTAGACTTAAGGTTAAAAGTGTTAGGGCATCTAAGTATTCTAGCTTTATCTGCACTAACGGCAGGGTCAATCTTAAGCCCGTTACTTAAACACATTTGCTTGAACTTCTCCGCATATAGTTTCCATTCATTGGCATCAACATCCTTATCTAAAGGCCAATATGCATGAATACCATTACCGCTATCTGTAATTGTAGGGGGAGGCAAATCCTGTGATTGTATAAATTCTTTTAAGGCATCAAAAGCTTGTGATTTAGTACCGTAGTCCTTAGTGTCACCAACATCTAAGTCTACAAAGAAAGACTTTAATGCTAAGGCATTCTTTCTACTATGACCATCAAACCCAGCTAATCCAAAAAATACATTATTATCTTGTTTTTTCTCTTCGACAACTTGCACTAAGTCATCAATAGAATCTACAAAGTGATGTCTGATGTTCCCGTTAGGTGGTAATACTGCTACACAATAAGAGCCCTCTGCAGGTAATATAGATGAATAAAACTCTTTACTCATGAGCAACTACCAACATAGGTTTTACTTCGGACTCCATAAAAACTTTAGTGGCAGTATAGTTAGGCGTGGGTAGCTTACCATCAGCTAATCCTTGCTCTATCAATTTATATAACCTCTCAAGTTTAGGCTTTGTTTTCTGCCTTATTTTTCCTCCACGAAACCAATCGTGTACTGTCTTCCTTGTTATTCCTAAAACATTTGCCACATGTGCATTAGGTACTTTAGCCTTAATACATAATTGTGCTAACTGTATTCCTGTGTGTTCTAAGTCTGCGTGTTGAAGACCTAATAAAAATCTATCACTATAGGGTCTAACCATCATTCTCTCCATTTATCTACTATATTATTAACATTGACTGATTCAAGTTTTGTCTCTTCTCTTGTTGCGTCATAAGCTTCAAATTTAACTGGCTCTTTCTCAGTAGAATCTTCACCTTGATAAACACTTAGTGTGACCGCATTAACAGCACTAGGTGATTCTGCTTGTGTTTTGACTGTTTCAAGTACATCTTTAGGCACAATTTCTACTGGAGAAAATAAAACCCTTGGCTTATTAGAGTTAGGGTCAAATTCCATTTTAGTAATAATTATTCCTGCACTTACATTATTATCTGCAAGCATTTTGATGTAAGCTTTAAATGGCCACTTACCTTGTTCCTCAGTACCAAAACAAGAATTAGCTGGAAGAACTAATTGTAAAACATCACCTGCCGCATCATTAGCTAAAACAACAGCCATGCGCCATGACATTCTACAAGAAGTGCTAACCCCTCCTGAACCTGAGCCTCGCACACTATTGGGACAAGTATGACAAGACTCAGACTGAGGACGGTTTACTTCCTTATCAGGATTTACAGAATCATTAGACCAACAAACAGGACTCACTTTTTTGCCTTCTTCGTATGAACTTTCATAATACACCCTTGATGGCGTATGCGCCATCTTGACAATTATTATATTCATGGTAGAAGCTTCAGCCGTACTGACTTCTTTGCCCCCAACTATTTTTCTAAATACGCCTCCTCTTAAAGAAATGCGTTTGTTTTGATTAGAAAAGTTACCACTAGCAACAGCTATAGTATCTTCATCTAAACCTAAGTTAGGGTTATTTTTAAGTATGGCTTTAAGTTTATCCATTTAGTCCTTTGCCCCCCACTTACTTACGATGTCAGCAATATCTTTACTTCCATCATTGGTGGGAGCACTTTTGATAACTTCTGGTTCAACTACTTCAGGAATTGGAGCTGTGCTTTCTTCTGCAAAGACTTCCGCTCCTTCGTTATGAACATAGCCTGTAGTTTCTTCAAAACCAAAACGGTCTGCACTGCTAGAACCTTCAACAAGAGTAATAATTTGTACAGCTCGTAGACGTAGAGCGACACCTGCCCCGACCATACTTGTATAGTATGGAGCAATAGAACCATTCACTCTAATCTCAGAGCCTGCCCATATATTACTATCTACTACCACGTTACCTTTAGCATCAAAGATAGCTGGTTTGTAGGCAGCTTTAGATTTAAAACGAAGAATAACATTCCCTGTAGGTTGACCTGCATCATCTAATTGGTCAGTGTATGGAGGGTTGGCAGTTTTTAACTCCTTACCCTTTTGTTTCTTCATTTCTTCTTTTAGATTTTCTGCAAAAATTGCATTAATCTGGTCAATCAAAGGTTGGGCGTCAGCCTTAGATAATACAAGACTAACTTTATACTCACCTTCCTCATTAAATTTAGTATCAGGGGTTGATAGCCACGGATACAATGCTACACCTTTAGGTGTTGTAAATACATTTGGTTGTTGCGCCATAGTTTTTTTCTCCTTATTTACTTGACGGTTTACGTACTACGATATTGAACTCCCTCATAGAACTAATGCCTGGAGGTAGTCCTGCTTCTTCACGACCATTTAAAAACTCTTTAAAGTTTGCTTGATGAATGCGTTGTTGTAATAACTCTACGGCATCATTCTCACGAATAAAGTCTTTAAAGTTACCCCAATCAGAACATACATAATTTTCTTTTAAAGATTTTATAATAGTCCCTTTTGAAGTCTTAATGCTATCTGCATTTACTTCATTACAAGAGCTAAGCATTACTTGTTCTAACTGAGCAAGGTCATTTTTTAACTCTTGGTCTTTCATTTGAAACTCTCTAGTTAATTCGTCCCGTTTGTTTCGGATTCTAAGATAAGTTTCAACTAACTCATCTAACTGAATCTTTTGTTCGGGGGTAGAATGTTCTAGAACTTCTTCTACTAAATCACTCATGATTCTAATTCCTCACGATATAAGTCAACTAATTTTGTATGCAAGTCTACCTTACCTTGTAGCATGGCATACATCCTTTTTTCAACATCAGAACCCTGCAAATGAACGACTGTCATTTTGTTCTTTTGCCCTACCCTATCCATCCTAGCTATACACTGCAAATAAACTTCTACTGACATAACAGGAGACCAAAATACAACAGTGTCGGCTTTGGTCAACGTTACTCCATGAGAAGCTGATTGTGGTTGAATAACTAGGACTTTAGGTTCGTCCTGAGTTTGAAACCTGTTAATGATGTGTGCTCTTTCAGTAGCAGAAACTGCCCCGTAGATAACATCATTTGTTACATTATGCTTGTTTAAATATTCCGATATAAAATGAATAGTGTGTTTGTATGGTATAAATAAAAGAACTTTATGGTCTGTTTCTTCTAGTACTTCCATTAATGCATTAAGTCTAGGTGTTACATCAAATCTAATAACTTCTCTATCGTCTGTATAAACTGCACCACCAGAGATTTGTAATAATTTATTAAGACCCGCAGCAGCGTTTACTGCAGTTACCGATTCATCGCCTGTAGCAATAATCATTTGTGTTTTTAATTCTTTATAGAATTTTTCTACTTGTGGAGTAAGTGGCACGATGCGAGTCTGATACATAACATCAGGTAAATCTAGACATTGGTCTTTAGCAAACCTTATAGCAGGTTGCAGTGCTTTAAATACTAAATCTTTTGCTGTTGGTCTTGGTATCCATTTAAAACGAGATACTTGATACATCACTTTATCTCGCCATGCAGACGATAGTTTAGGAAGTCTATCTGGACAAATAAGTTTGCCTAATCCAAAAGCATCCATAGGTGATTGAGATGCAGGGGTACCTGTCATCATCCATAGTCTTGTATCAAAATCTAATATCTTACTAAGTGTTTTCCATCGGACTGTGGTATGAGATTTATAAGCGTTGCATTCATCGACTATAATTAAATCAAATTTTGCTTTTTTAATTTCATCTTTAACGATGTTTACGCCATCATAATTAATAATAGTAAAGTCGTAGCCTCCCTCAATAATTCTTTTTCTTTTATTTGCATCGCCATGACATACTATTGAAGTCCTATGCATACATGTATTAAAAACATCAGCTTGCCATGCAGAATGCATGATTGATAGTGGACATATAATGAGTACTTTTTTAATTTTGTTTTGAGTCATCAGATAATCTGCTGCCCAAAGAGCTGACGAAGTTTTCCCTGTACCTGCTTCATTAAAACAAAAAGCATGTTTGTTAATACTTAAAAATTCTGCAGTGGTAATTTGATGGTCAAAAGGTGTATATAGACCTGAGTATTTATAATCTCTCCTCATAGGAGAGGGAAGGTTGGATTTAAATCTAACGAGTGTATTGAGCTTGGTCATTTCATCAAGACCCCAATAAACTATTAAACTTGAAATATTATCTTCTGTACTTAAGACTTCACTTTTTTCTATGTTGTCTTTGATTAATGCCCCTAATTCTTTAGGCAACGCAAGCTTTACAGCTTTGTCTTCAACTAATTCCATAACTTCCTAACTAAATGTTTACTTAACTTGGATAATAATTATACAACTAAAAAATTATTTACGTCAACTATTTTTTCTTTCTTTCTCTTGTACTTGTTTCTGATACTAATTTTCTTTGTGAATTTCTTTTAAATGAACGGTTTTTACTTTTAGATTGTACCGTTACTCCATGAGCGTTAGTACCGCCCTTAGAAATAGCTCTCTTGTGTGCTATATCTTTTCCTTCTCTTTTATCTGCTTTACCATTACCGTTTTTATCGGGGCTTGTTGCATCCATCTTGCGACGAGCACGCGCTCTCATAGCTCTTGCAGACTTTTCATTTCGTTTCTTTTCCATTTCCCATTCATGTTTATATGGGCGTGGTCTATTTACATATGGCATTTTTAGTCACCTCATTACACCAAAATAAAAATTCATTAACAGTTAGATTGCCTCGGAACGAATTAATAGCCCTACAGACAATTTGAATGTTATTATAATTATACTCTCCTCCCGCATTAATTCTATCAATACTTGCGTTAGTTTGTATTATATTACCACGCTCACGTCTACACGTTAGTTCAACTCCACTTAGTGCGCACTTATAATTTTGCTCAGCTATTTTACCTATTAATTGTTCTGCAGTAAGGGTGGTATTTTGTTTTTTAGATAACAAATGTCGGAAATATTTATACCAATCATGGTCTTCTCTCTCATATCGTTTTTGCGTTTTAACTTGATTTTTGCATGTATTACAACAAAACCGCCTATTGTGGGTAGTTGCTACCCCTGCTTTTTTGCATACAATACAAATGTATGGGTAAGTTTTAATTTTTATGAAACTCACAACTTGTAACAGGACACCAACCACAAAGTGGTGTAGGATTAGGAACCCAAGTATCATAATCATAGCTTGTCTCTAATCTTTTTAATGGCACTTCAAATGCTTTCCAAAGTTTATCCATATCACGTCTATGATATTCTTCAGTTAAAAAACTGTTTTTCATAATAAACAAAAGACCTGCTTTTATTTTTTGCACTTCTGGAAAGTACGTAAATGTCATCAAAGCCATAAGCTTTAATTGTTTAGGGTCGGGATATTTGTTACTGCCTGTTTTATAATCAATTATAAATGCATAATCTCCATCTATAATAAGCAAATCAACAATACCTCTAACCCATCTATTCTCAGAATCAAATTCACATGGCTCTTTACCATGGGTCAAAGCCATTTCATACTCTGGGTATTTTTCTCCAGGTATGTTAATTAATGCATCAACAGAGGATTTAAATCGCTGGTAATTTTTAGCAAGTTCTACTCCGTCTCTCACATAGTCTTCTAGGGCTTTATGAACCTCTTTACCATAAATCATAGCGTCATTTTCTTTGACTATATAATTTTTAAGAACTCTTATTTCATGGTATTGGCGAGGACAGTTTTGATATTGTTTAAGTGATGAGTAGCTCCACGTGTAATCT